CCAGTGTTACGTGCTGGCGAGCTGGGTATTGAGTCTGACGCTGCCAGCCTGCGCGGTAAGTATGGCGATGGGGTGACGGACTGGAACGGTTTGCCCTATACCGAGCTTGGTCAGCGCCCTGATTTTGAGGCGGTCACGTTTGATCAAGCCGCTGGCGTTTCTGTTGAGGCTGGTCAAGTTGCCTGGAACCCGGACGAGCAAACGCTTGATCTTGGAAAAGGTGGCGGCGTGGTGCTGCAGGTAGGCAGCGAGCAACTGATGCTGTGCCGCAATAGCACTGCTAGCGAGATTCCCAACGGTACGGCGGTGCGTTTTGCTGGCACGCTTGGCAATAGCGGCCGGCTGCTGGTAGCGCCAATGGTGGCTGATGGCACCTATCCGGGTTATGTGTTCTTCGGTGTGACCACTGAAGCAATTGCGGCTGGAGAGGATGGCTTCGTGACTACCTTCGGCAAGGTCAGGCAGGTGAATACGCTCGACTTTGAGGAGGGCGATGTTCTTTGGTGCGACCCTGCGACCCCTGGTGGCTTGGTCAATGTCGAGCCGCAAGCACCCAATCTGAAGCTACCGATCGCTGCGGTGATCAGTAAGGCGACGAATGGCATTTTGATGGTCCGCTGGGATACCGGCCGTCGCTTGCAGGATCTGCATGATGTGGAAGCCAATGGAGGCAAGTCTGACGGTGATGTGCTCACTTATGTCGCCGCCAATAACCGCTGGGAGGCGAAGGCGTCCGCTGCTGGTGGTGTGATCCTTGAATCCAAGCAAGTCATCAGCCAGGACTACACGCTCACCGCCGGCAGCAACGGCATCTCGCAGGGGCCTGTTGAGATTGCGGCTGGCTACACTGTGACCATACCGGCCGGCGCTATTTGGGGGATCCTGTAAGTGGCATTTGGCAGGCTAAAAGTTGATGAGCTAGAGACTTCAACGCAGGTTCTTAATCTTGACGCTCTAGCTTCTAGTGGCGTCAGCGATGGCGATAAGGGCGACATTACTGTTAGCGGTAGTGGCTCAACGTGGACGATTGATGCCGGCGTTGTTGATACCAGCAACCTCGGCGGCGACATCACAACCGCCGGCAAGGCGCTCCTTGACGATGCTGATGCAGCTGCACAGCGCACAACGCTCGGGCTTGCCACGGTCGCCAGCACTGGCGCATATGTAGACCTCACCGGCAAGCCTGCTGTCAGTGATGTCTACATCATCGCCTGCAGTGATGAGACCACTGCGCTCACAACCGGCACCGCTAAGGCAAGCTTCAGGATGCCCTATGCCGGCACGCTAACTGCAGTACGGGCCACGGTAAAGACCGCGCCAACCGGAGCGGCGCTGCAGGTTGACATCAACGAAGCTGGCGTCAGCGTGTTGAGCACTGTGCTCAGCATTGATGCCGGCGAAAACAGCTCCACCACTGCTGCAACGCCTGCGGTGATCAGTGATTCGGCGCTAGCCGATGACGCTGAGATCACGATCGACATTGATCAGATCGGCAGCACCGTGGCGGGTGCCGGGTTGAAGGTGCTCCTTTACGTCACACGGAGCTGATGGCCATGAAGACACTCGCTCTGTACGACACTGAAACCAGCAACGTCGTCAGCTATCCGCGTGACGATGAGGAGCCTGTAGCGCAGCTGGATCCGCGTTATGTGGTGTTGCGGGTTGTACGTGAACCGCAGCCGGATTATGACCCTGCTGTGCAATATGTCCGCCAAACGCGTACGGTTGACATTGACGCTGCTGAATGGCGCTGGGGTTGGGAGTTGATTGATCTACCGGCACCACCGCCGCCTAGCCCTAATTACGTGGGCTTCTACCGTGCATTGCTTGGCAGCCAGGTGTATGCAGCAGTGCTGAATCTGCCTGCTACGGCTGAACTAGCACGGGCGATGGTGGTATTCGTCAGTGCAATCCAGGACTGCATGGCGGGACGGCCTGAGCCGCAGGCGATGCAAGGCGCCATCTGGCTGCTGCTGGGGCAGGTGACTTTGAGCGATGAACACGCTGCTGAACTAGAGCAGTTGTTTACAGCGCATTACATGGATGCAATCTATAGGCTACAGCCATGAGCATTATTTACATCGACAGCTATCGGTTTGCTAGTGCAGCGGCCCCGCTTCTTCTGGATACATACACCGGCGCTGCTGCGGCCTATAGCTTGCGCCAGCTCCGAACAGGCGTTACCAATGTCGTCCGCGTTCGCCGTAGCAGCGATAACACCGAGCAAGACTTCACCGCCGCTCAAATCACAGATGGCACGCTGACTGCATTCTGCGGTGTTGGTGATGGCTTTATTCGGACGTGGTACGACCAAAGCGGCAACAATGTAAACCTTAATCAAGCCAGCGCATCAGCGCAGCCGCAGATTGTTTCATCCGGCAGCATCATAACCGAGGGATCTCGCCCTGCTGTGTTAACTAATGGCACGACGCAATACATGCAGTCACCCAATGGAGCACTAGGGCTGGTTTCTAATTTGTATATTGCAGCGGTTGGAACGATCACCGCAGCAGATAACAGGACCGTTATTGCTGCATCCAATGGCTCTTACGGCAGCACAAGTAATTGGTTTGCTGTAAGAAGATTTAACGGATTCACAAATTTTAGAATCAATACAAGCCCCACAAGCTTGAATGACATCAACTTGCCTGACGCTTCGGACTACAGTTTGTATCAAATGCAAGTACGCCCTAACAGTATGACCGCGTGGCGAAACTTGGATACCCAGGCGGCATCAACGACTATCACAAGTCTAAGCCTAACCAGTGAAATTGACATTAGAGCCATTGACAATGGCGGGTCAATTCTGCTCCCATCGCCCGGCAAAAGCCAAGAAATGCTGTTCTGGAAACTGGATCAATCCGCCAACCGCGCCGCTATCGAAGCCAACATCAATGCGCACTACGGCATCTTCTAGCCACCCCTCGTAGTCGCAATGGTTACCACCGCTGAATCATGACCCTCGCCACCTCGCTACGCGCCACTGCCTAATGGACCGCGACAACTTCAAAAACTGGGTCAAGGTTGTGCAAGCGCTAGAGCAGGCTGGTAAAACGGACAGCTATATTTATTATCGAGCAAAATCAATCGTGACCAAACAGGTCGATCCTGGCGCGTTTGGTCCGCTACCGAAGCGAGGATTCAATGGCGACCAAGCGTGAACAGATCCTGCAAGCGATTGAAACTGCACTTGCAGGTACGACTGGTGTCGGTAACAGGATTTATCGCAGTCGAGTGACCGCGACGCAGCGAGCGGAATCGCCTGCGATTGTGATTGAGCCGATCAGCGATACACCAACGCAAAACACCAGCTTGCCGACGTTGGACTGGCGGATGCGTGTGCGTGTGACGGTGATTGTGCGCGGCAATGTTCCAGATCAGCTTGCGGATCCTGTAATTGAGAGCATGCACGCCAAGATGGTCGCTGATCTGACGCTTGGTGGTGTCGCGATTGACGTGCAGCCTGACGAGGTGACGTTCAACATGCTGGACGCGGATCAGCCTGCAGGCGTAATTTTCAACGATTATATCGTTCAATATCGAACTAGCGTTGCGAGTTTGGCGGCCTAAAGTCTGATAAGCCACCCGATTTACAGTGATTGATGAGTTTCAAGGGCAAGGTGGCTCGTACATCCTTGACCCCGAGACAGGCGTCCGTACTCTCGTTTCTCGGACGCTGCCACCTGACCGACAAGAGGTAACTTCCAATGCCCCTTCTAACTCGGAAACGCCTGATCCTTCTGGAGACAGAGGGGACTTACGGGACCGACCCGACTCCCGACGGCGCCGACGCCATTCTGGTGAGGGATTTGAACATCACTCCTCTGCAGAGTGATGTCGTAAGCCGTCAGCTGGTGCGCCCTTATCTGGGTGCATCTGAACAGCTGCTTGCCAATACTCGCGTTGAATGCACGTTCAGCGTTGAACTGGCTGGTTCCGGTGCGGCTGGTACTGCTCCCCGTTATGGCAAGGCTTTGCTTGCTTGCGGCATGAGCGAAACCGTGGCTGCTGGCACCAGCGTGACCTACGCGCCCGTTAGCGCCAGCTTCAGCAGCTGCACCATCTATTACAACATTGATGGTGTGCTGCATAAAGTGACCGGTGCTCGCGGCACCTTCACGCTGAATATGGCTGTCGGCGACATCCCCACCATTGATTTCACGTTCACTGGTGTTTATAACGCTCCAACCGACACCTCGGCGCCTTCGGTGACCTATGCCGATCAGGCAACACCTGTGATTGCCAAGGCTGGTAACACCACTGGCTTTGAGCTGCTGTCCTACAGCGGCTGTCTGCAGTCGGTGACCTTCGACATCGGCAACACTCTTGTGTATCGCGATCTGATCAACTGCACCAAGCAGGTGCTGCTGACCGATCGTGCCAGCACCGGTAGCGTCGTGATTGAGGCTCCGACCATTGCGGAGAAGGACTACTTCACTGCAGCGCTAAGCGATGGCACTCTGGGGAACTTGCTGTTCCAGCACGGCCAGACCGCCGGCAACATTTTCGACTTTGCTTCCACCAAGGTCGATATCGGCGATGTGAGCTACAGCGATCAAGATGGCATCCACATGCTGACCATCCCGTTTACCTGCGTGCCTAGCACTGCTGGTAACGATGAATTCAACTTCGTGTATACCTGATTAGCCTGTACACGGGACCAGGGGACGGGGCCGCTAATGCGGCCTTTTTTTATCGGGTGTATGCTGTTGGAGTATCGCGTTCATTACGCATGGCATTTGTCCGTAAAAAGGTCAAGATTTTTACCTGGCCTGTGTCAATCGAAGAGCCTTCTGATGGCGGTACTTTTGACACTGCTACCTTTGATGCGAAGTTCAAGCGGGTCGGTCGCAAGGAATTTCAGAAGCTGGGCGAGAAAGGCGAGCTTGACCTGCTGAAGGTGATCATGGTCGGCTGGGACGGCATTGTGGATGAGGATGGCAAGGAAGTGCCGTTTTCGCTTGAGGCAATGCGTGAGTTCAGCGATGACCCGTACTGGATTCGCGGCGTGCTGAAGGCTTACACCGAAACCTTTGAAGGCGGCCGCCAGGGAAACTGAAGGATGCTGCCGTCTATTGGGCGGGCGGCGGCAAGAGGGTAGAGGATAAAACGGGCGAGGACGCTGCTGCATTTGGCATCGTCCTGCCCGAACAGCCTGCGAGCGAGTTGGCTGATTTTGAGGTGTGGGACGAAAACTGGGACATCGTGATGATGTTCCTGCGCATGCAGACGCAGTGGACGACGACGATGGCGGGGTATATGGGCCTGCGATATGACGTGCTGTTGTGTCCTGGAGGATTGTTCGACCTCTACAATGTGGACAATCGCCGCGAGATGCTGGAAGGTCTTCAGATAATGGAGGCTGCAGCGTTAAGCGAATTGGCCAAGGACAAGGATGGCTAAACAGGTAAGCGAAATTCTCGTCACGCTTGGTATTAAGGGCTTTGAGGGCCTGGACAGGCTTAAGAGTTCGTTTCGCGGACTTGAAAAAGCTATTGGGCCTACTGATTCTGCAATTCAGACTGCGCGCCAGTCAATTATTGATTTTGCTGGTGCTGGCAAGCAAAGCATTCAGTCCATTCAGGGGCAGATTGAAGCCTTTAAGGGACTGCAAACGCAGGCCACTATTGGCGGCAATGTTTACAGGCAACTTGCTGGTGATGTAAACAGGCTCAGCGATACTCTCAAGCAGCTTAAAAATAATTATGAAGAAGTAGGCAGAGCAGCAAAGCGTACGGATGCGCAGATTGCAGCTGAATTTCCCGCAAGAAAGCCGGAAGCATTCAGAAAGCAGCTTGCAGCGTTAAACCGTCAGCTTGATCAGCTCAGTGTTAGTGCGCAGACTTATGGCGATAAATTAACCGAAATTACGATCAAAGAAATTGCATTTGGTCGCGCTCAAGCAAGGCAAGGTGTCATTGCTGGCGCACAAGCTGTTGGCGCGCCATTGATTAGCGCGATGCAACCAAAGCAGCAGCTGCCAAATACGACAGCGGCGCTGCGGCTGCAGATTTCTGAATTGCAAAACGATTTAGAAAATCTTGATAGAGCAAGCGAAGATTACTTAAACACATCAAAGCAAATTAGCGATCTTCAAAAAGAACTATCTCGAAATATTGTCAGCACCGCTGCTAGCTACGACAGGCTGGCTGCCGCTGAAAACGCATCTATCAGGCGGGCTGAAAAATTACGCAATATTCAAGAATATTTTAGAACACAAGGGCCACTTGCTTCTGGTGTCGGTGGATTCAGAGATCCGACCACCGGTTCAATGATTGCTGCGGGCACTCGTGCCGGTAGGCAAGAGGTGCCGATTGAGCGTCCAATGCGCGAAATCAGCGGACTGTTTCAGCAGATTGGCCAGATCGGCATGCAGCCGATTATCAGCCAAATCGAGCTAATGGGCAATAGCTATGAGGCGGTTGCGAATGATATCAAGCTTGCCACTGCCGCATCAAACGGCAGTATTCAAAGCTTGCAAGCTCAACGTGGTGCATGGCAGGCATTGCGTGCTCAAATTGATCCTACTAGCGCTGATTTTCGTCAAGCATCGAAAGAAATTGAGCGTCTTGATCAGCGCTTAGGCAAGTTACAGCAAACGCAAAGCCGCCGCATGACCGGCATGCAGATGACGCAAGCCGCTGGCGCTGCCATTAGCGGTGGTATTTTTGGCGGCCCAGAGGGCTTCTTGGGTGGTGTCATTGGTAGCGCATTTGGTGTTGGCGGTGCGTTTGCTGGCGCAGCGATTGGCGCGCAAATTGGTGGCCTGCGCCAACAGGCTGGCGCAGTTGGCGAATATGTTGCGCAGCTAAATCTTGCAAAAACAACACTGGCGCAAGCAGCAAGCAATCAAGAGGAATACAACAGGTTGCTTCAGCTGGCAAGATCCGTAAGCAGTGATTATGCCGTTGCCTTGCGACCCTCTATTGAGGGCTTGGCTCAGATCGCAACAGCAGCGCAAGCAAACAACCTAACGTTCAAGGAAACAGAAGCTATTTACCGAGGAATTATCGCTTCTGGTGTTGCTTTTGGTAAATCGCAGCAGGATCTTGACGCTTTGATTCGCGCAACCACCCAAGTTTTATCAAAAGGTAAGGTGAGCGCTGAAGAGATGTCGGGGCAAATTGGCGAGCGCCTGCCCGGCGCAGTTGCCAAGTTTGCCGCTTCTACTAATCGCACCCTTCCTGAACTTGCCAAGGCTTTTGAAGATGGGGGAGTAACGATTGCTAATTTCGTCAAATTTGCATCTGATCAATTTGAGGAGTATGACGATGTTGCGCAGCTAATTGCGGAAGGGCCGGAAAAGGCTGGAGTGCGTTTGCAGATTGCGCTTGATACTGCCGCTGAGAACTTTGGGGGCTTTTTCCAGCGCACTGGATCTGGTCTGCAAGATTTTTTCGCAAACATTGTCAATTGGTTTAATGAAAATAATAAACAAATCAAGCAATTTGTAACAACATGGGTCAATGCTGGCGCTGCAGTTATTGGCGTTTTGTCTCAAATTGCAGGCGCTTTTGGTCGAATGATGCAACGAGTCATTGCTTTTGCCAAAGCGAATCCCTTCCTTGGGATTGCTCAAAATGTTTTCGGAAGATTGTTTGGCGGCTTAAGATTTCAGGGTAAATTTAAGCCGGAAGATTTATTTCCAGAATTCACCCCACCGCAATTCGGCGGTGGCGGCGCAGTTGACTTAACTGGTGGCGGTGCTGTCGAGGATTCCAGTAAAGCAAAATCTGCTGCTGACAAGGCCGCTCGCGAAGAAGAGCGCATTCGACAGCGA